GTCTGCAGCGTGATCGGGGTTCGTAATTCACCCGGATTGGTAGGTCGACCGTTCAGGTTCATGCCGTAGTAAAACTCCTGTCGGTGGTCAGGGTTTGCCCATACACATCCGGCGTAGCCGTTAGGTGGATCAGATAGCGCGTGGTCGCGCTTAAAGCGGTGCTGGGATTGATCGTCAGTATCCGGTTCGTGACATCCAGGGTAACAGGGGCAGGGATCGCCACATCGTTACTATCGGTCAAGGTCACTGTGTCCACCGCATCAGCGTCCAGTTCATGATTGAAGATCAGCACGGGCTTCACACCGGTATAGATCTCGCTGGCGCCGTCGCTGGGCATGCTCTTGGAGATCGCCATGGGCTCATCGGGCACACCGTCCGATTCCAAGCCTATGGCGCTCGCTTCGAGCTGGGTAAGAGCGGCCGAAAAGCCGTGGTCCAGGCTGGCATACCCACTGGCAATCATCGCAGGGTTCTCATACCATTGCACCAGCAGCATTCGCGCCGCCCCTTTGGCGATCTCATTGATGGGAAGATCCAGCGTCCAATCCCGTCCGGTAGCGTTTTGGATATACAGATCGATCGACGGCAGCAGATCCAACATCAAGACATCCGTCTCATCCACGCGTAAAACCGCCGCAGCTTCGGCAGCGGTCAAAAGATGAAGGGGAGCCAATACCGGATCTGTCATGGTGTATTCCTAATACGTCAACAAAAGAAAAAGAGGCGGGCGGTATTCCATGAAGGAAGTTGCCGAGAGGGCTGGAAAAGGGAGAAGATCTCCACAACCGCCCGCCTGGGTTGATCGGCCTGGAAGGATAGGCCGCTAACCACCTTTTTTGGGCCACCGGCTGGACTTTTTCCCGCTTGTGGGGGGAGTTGGTTCAGCTGGGGCAACTTCGATAGGATCAGAGGAAGGTACCTCCACCGGTTCCGGTTCGGATAGTTCCACCGCTTCCGGTTCGGAAAGTGCTTCCACTGCCGGGAGGGGGAGGGCTTCCTCGGCTCGTTTCCACCCGGCACGCACATGGTTGCCCACGTTGCCCGGATGGACGGGCTTGATCTCGCCGTCCTTGGTCATCAGGATCCAACCGTTAGGTTCGTTCATGGTCCGATCCTTAGCTGGCGGTGACCGCCACGAAGCCGTTCGCGCTCATGTTGCCGTGGCAGCGAGCGGCGCCGTTGTTGGCGATCGTGATCAGGTTGGTGCCCATGACCGTGTTTTGGCAGTATTGGATATACCCAACCAGGTCAGCCGGTTGGTTGTCGTCGATGGCGGTCACGCAGCCCTTGCCGGTATCGCCGATATGGTTGTTGCGGAAGAGCGTCTGATCGCCGTTCTTGACCGTGTTATCGATCAAGACACCGGCAGTGGTCCCGCCGATGTTGTTGTCTTCGACCAGGCTCTCATTGAAGTGAGTGCCTTGTGCCTGAATGCCAACCTTGGCGATAACATCCCCGCTGCCTTTCCACAGATTGTTTTTGATCACAAGCCCGCCGGAGGCGCCAGAGAAGCGCAAACCGCCATCGGCCGCGTGGGTTGTGGCCTGGAAGGCACAGTTTTCGATCCGGCTGCGGAACAGGTTGACGAAATCGGCACACCAGAAAGCGCCGCCGGAGATGAGTTGTAGGTTGTATAAACCTAAACCACGGGCGGTTCCGGCGATGCCGTCCGCACCATCCGCACCGATCATCGCAATGCCGGTGCCGTTACCGCGTGGCTCAGCACCGACGCCGATGATATCGGCGTAACTCGGCAGGGCAGTCAGGGCGGTATAAGCGGTTCCGGTGCCGATAACGTAGATGGCAGCTCGCGCATAAACGTTCGCCAGGGTAGCCCGGTAGGCTTCCCATGCAGTGATCGCTTCGGAAACCTGGGCGAAGGCATAATCGCGTGAGAGGCCGTCATTGGCACTGGCGCCGTTGACGTTATCGACAAAATAGGTCCGGACAAAGATGGCGCCGGTTATCCGGCCCAGGAGCCGAAGCTCACCCTCGGGACCGATCGTCCAACGCTCTCCACCCAGATCCATATAGTTCGGTGAAACAGGATTACCCATAGTAGTTCTCCTTTTGGGTTTTTATCCCCGGCAAGGGCTTAGGTAACTCAGCCCTTGCCGGATAACATCGTCGATCGATCGGTTACGCCTTGACTTCGTTCACACGCAGCAGGACCATGGCGCCGGAGTCGAGCTTCTGGGCATCCAGACGGGCGATCCCGCGCACTTCGGTCGCATTCGACCGCCAGGCGTCGCCGCCGGTGTCGGTGGTAGCGAATTCGTAGCCGCCGGAACTTTGGAACAGGGTGATGAACTCGCGTGCGTCACCAATTGCGATCCGCGCCCGCGTCGGGGTGGCCACATTGGCCCAGTGCGCATCCGAGAGATGTACAACCGGACGTCCCTTGATCACGAATTTTGTCGGAGAGCTGGGATCAGGTTGCAGGAGCGGACGGCCGGTGCCGTCATCGAGTTGGTCCAGAATGTCAAGACCGGTCTGGTTGGTGAAGATACCCGCACTGGCCGAGAAGGCCGGGTCCAGGGTCTTGTTCAAAGCGGTTTTGATGGCAGCCAGAACAAGGGCCGGGTCAGTCACATTGGTGGGGGAGATCGCATTGATCAAGGTCAGGATCAGGTCGTTATGGGTCAGGACAACTTTCTTGCCAAACCACTTGGACAGATACGCCATGATATTGGCAGCCGAATCCTTCTGCAGGCTATTGCCCACTACCAAGAAATCGAAATATTCGTCCAGCGTCCACTCGACCTTGTCGAACTTCGGGCTCTCGCCTTCGACAGTCTTGGGGGTCAACTCGGTGGTGACCTTGGTCAACGGCAGGGAGGCTGCAAACTGTTCTATCACCCGCCAACCGGTCAAAGTATTAACGGTTTCGACATTCACGAAATTAGCGAGATCAATATACTCCCGCATGATCTCGTGGATCAGGCCGTCGAAGCTGATCGGGTTCAAGAATCCGCCATCTTCACCCGCCGGAGAGCCGCCGGTTTCGGTGAGAGCGTTTACCAGCAAGCCGTAGCTCTCGGCGCCGTGCTTACCGACGTTTTTGAGGGTGACGCCATTCCGTAGCGCATTCATCCACTGGTGCTCATATTCCGGACTGGCTCGCATCTCTTTCACCTGGCCAGGCTCATCCGCACCGCCGCGGGTCGGGATGAAGTTCTTGGTGGGATCATTGGGCTGATCGATCCCACACATTTCCAGGTAGAGCGAATTGGCAGCCGCATAGGCTTTCTTCAATTCGGCCAATTTCGGCTGGAGCTCCTGTGCCTCAGCGATCTTACCGGCATCAAACAGTTCGTTGATTTTTCCGGCCATCTGATGCACATCGTCATTCGCCTTCTGAACGGCATCGTAATACTTCTTTTGATCCATGGGTTACTCCTTTTCTGAGAGGATCATTTGTACTTCCGCCTGAAGGCGGATGGCCTCCGGCGTCTTCACTGCCACCGGCGCAGGCAAAGCCGGTGGCTCAGGCTGAGCCGCCAGCAGTGCCGCCGGAACATGCACATAGTTTTTCAAGCAATTGAGGATCGCACGATTGGCGGGGGCGCTTTGTCCGCCTTCGATAACCTGGTCGGCGAATTTCAACGCCACCGCTTCTTGAGCGCTCATCCAGGTGGTATCCGCCATCATCCGCGAGATTCGGTCGGGGTTCAGCCCGGTTTTCGAGGAGTAGGTAGCCACAATCCCGTCCTTTGTGGCCTTGAGTTCTTTGATCATGCTATCGAGGGTGTCGATATCCAGGTATGCCAGGAACACGGCGAAAGCCGGGTCATGGATCATCATGTAGGCGCTGTCCAGGATCTTGACTGTTTTCCCGGCCATCGCCACGATCACGGCCGCACTGGCGGCCATGCCATCGATCTTCACGGTGATATCGCCGGGGTAATCGGTCATGATCGCCCGGATCACACTCGCTGCGATCACATCCCCGCCGCCGGAATTGATCCGCACGGTAATGGGTTTGCCTGCTCCCAGGTCATACAGATCTTTCTTGAACTTGGCCGGGGTGACCTCATCCCCCAACCAGGAATATTCTGAGATGTACCCGTAGAATTCGATCTCGGGTTCGCCGCCGGTCTCGACCGCGTTGCGTACGGTCCAGAACGGCTCAAAGGGTTGGGCGTTTCCATCGAAACACCGAATAGGTTGATTAGTGAGAGTCATGGGACACCGTTCCTGAGCCAGAAGAATTGGAAGTTTTCCCAACCGTAGGAACCATCCCTACGCCAGGATAATTGGAAGACATATGGAAGGTATCGCCTTCCTTGTAACCAGAGTAATCGTCTTTTTCCCGCGCTTCGTTGGGCGTGCGTTGGCCGCTGCGGATCAAGATCTCGTTGTACTCGGCCCGCGTCTTGGCGTCCGTACGCAGCAACGCCTCACGGATGAACTTGAAATAGGTTTTCCCTTGTTCCATCAAGGGCAACCACTTCACCCGCGCAGCCTGTTCCCATTGCACCAGGAAGGGATCAAGCGAGGTGGATAGATAATCCAGGTTTTGTTGTTCGTTGGAGTTATAAGCCTGTTTCCCACTGTTCAGCTTATAGAGGGGGATTCCAAAGAAATTAGCAATATCCTGATCCGTAGCCTGGATACTCTCCAGGAACTGGGCGTCGGCAGGTTTCATCGAGACCGTCTCAAACTTGGTCACCCGTTGATCAAAGACCGCCAACCGGTAGGCGTTTTCGCTGCCACTCATAGCATCTTCGTAAGCCTTTCGGATTTTCTTGCGGCCCTCTCCATCCAGATCGCCTTGAACAGCCACATAACCGGCCGGGTTCAAGCCTTGGCCAAAGAATTTGGCTTGGGTCTTGTGGGCGCCGAGTTGCTGGCCAAGGGTCTCACGAGCGTATTGGATCACCCCCCTTCCGTTATTGCCGGTTCGATCGGGATTGATCAACAGATGCAATACCTCAACCCCCGGAATGTACTGGGGCTGCCCGTTATCAAACCGGGTTAAATACCAAAGGGAACCGTCTTTTTTACTGAGAACCGGCTCCGTCACATCCGCGGGCAAGATCAACAACTGCCGCGGCCACACCGGGGGTTGCCATACATAAGCATTCCCCCAGTAGAGCTGCCACTGGATCACGCACTTTTTGAATTGAAACGGCGTCCACTGCCATAGGTTGGGGGAAACTTCCAACAAATAAGCGATATTCCGCAGGAAACCGTCGGCGTCTACTTGTTCGATGTCCTTTCCGTTGCGCCGGAATTCCTGCAGGGGCATCTTGGCCACATCATCGCTGATGATGTTTCCGGCTCGGTAAGCCGATGCAATGCTCTTGGAGCTCTCCACCGTTACCGATTCCCCGGAGACAGTGTTGGATGATCCAACCAGTTCAACCGTCTCAGCTAGGGTCATGCTGCTGGTATGGTTCACAGGTCGTAGTGCTTTGGTTAGGATCATTCAACTACCTCCCTTTGAGATCGGGCGATCGCAATTCCGGCTGCCAAACAAAAAGCACCAGCGACAAACCAGGTAGCCACTGGACAGGTAAAATATGTCCCAATAACGATGAGTAAGGCACCTAACCCGCAAAAGATGTCATCTAAATGTTTGCCCATAAATTGGACCTCTTAACGCAAAACGCCCGACTGTGTATAAAACACAGCCGGGCGCTCATCTCCAGCGTTGGCCGCACAAGAGCGGCCGCTCAATTGATAGAACAAGTGTATAACAAATTATGATAAAAGTCAAATGATTTTTAACTAAAAACCAAAGTCTCCAGAGTCAAGATCGTCACGCAAGCTCTGTACACTCTTCAAAGCCTGGATCTGCCGCAAGGCGGTAATGAGAGCAGCCAGAAGATCGATACGCTTGGTAGCACTCGCGTTTTTCTTACTGATCATCACGTTATCCTTGCTGTCAACGATCTCACGCGCATTACCCACGCACCAGGTCAACGCCGGTGAGCCGTCATGTACGATCTTCCCCGCGGCCACCAGGTCCCGGAACAGCTTGGTCGGCTCCGATAATACCTGCATGGTCTGCCGAATTTCCACAGTCATGTAACCCATATCGGAGATCTCCGTGGCAAATTGGGTGGCATTATACGGGTCATAGCAGACCTGATGCACTTTCCAGTCATACTTCGTTCGGCTGTCATCGATGTATTTCATCACGGCCCGGTAATCGGTAACATCGCCCGGCGTGGCAGTCATCCACCGGTCGGCCAGGGTCCAATCGCGGTACGGCACCCGGTCTGTTTTTTCGTGCTTCTTGATCGATTCCTCGGGTATGAATCCATGGGCTTTTACCCCGATCCGTCCATCCGACAAAATAAAGATATAACCGACGCCGGTCAGATCAATCTTCCTGGAGAGGTCGCTGCCAACCAGGCAGGACCGTCCTGTAGTCAACTTGAGAAATTCTTCCGGACTGACCTTCAACGTCTCCCATTTATCCATGTAGTCAGCCATGAAGGTATGCTCATTGCCCTGTACCCACCGGTTGAGGTTCTTTACCCGGAACGTTCGGATCTTCGCCGCATCCGCAGAACCAAAAGCCTCATCATGCTGCTCCTGCAGCTCTTCCACGCTCCGGGGCAGCAGCATCCGCAGCGGGTTCGCCTTGATCCAGTTCTTGGGGTCGTGTTCGTCGTCGTCCGGGCCCAGCTCACGGATCATCACGAAGTACCGCTCGTTGAGGGTGTTGTCTTTCAAGATCATCCAACAGTATTCGTACTCGGCATGGCATGGGCTTTCCACGTCCATACCGGCAGTGGAGATGATCATGATCAACGGCTGCAGCCGGTGGCCACCCTTGGCCGAGCTCAGCAGGTCATAGATCTCACTGGTCTCATGCGCATGGTACTCATCCACCACCGCCCCCGAGGGGTGAAGTCCATCCTTGTTTTTCGTCGACTTGGAAAGCGGCATCATGATCCCGCCGCGCGTCGCATGCGTCATCTTATAATCGCGGATGATCAGCCGCCGGGCAATATCAGGACTGTTCTCAGCCATAGTCTTCGAGGCATCGTACATCAACCGCGCCTGGCCACGATCTACAGCAGCACAGTAAACCGCCGGGCTCATCTCGTTATCCCCCACCATCAGGTACAGATCCACGGCTGCCAGCAATGCGGTCTTCCCGTTCTTGCGGGCCATCAGGATCAATCCTTTTTTAAAGCGCCTGGCGCCGGTATCCTTATGTACCCAGCCGAAGATCGATCCGATATCAAATTTTTGAAAAGCCTCAAGGACAATAGGCTGTCCAGCCAATTCGCCCTCGAAGTGATGACAGTAACCTATAAATTCATAAACCCGGTTCGCGCGGCTCTCATCGAATACCCAGGGAAACACATCCGTGCCCTGACGCTCAAGATCGCGTAAATGCCGTTCGCAGGCCATCCGCTCTGACGTACCCACAACACGCCTGCCCTCGACCACATCGAGGGCATACTGAGTGCAGGGGTGAACCGTATTGGCCATAGCATCAATCGAACTTTTCCCCAAACTGGTCCAGCTTCTTTTCGGCTTTCTTTTTGATCAAGCGTGCCCGAGCTGCTGGGTTCAATCCCAACTTATCACTGAGCTGGGTCATGATCCTCGCCCAGGCTTGTTGCTCTTTGATCGCATCAACCGACTTTCGTTTTCGCAAGGTGCACTTCTGATACTGCACCACCACATCACAGTAAAGCCCCAGAGTGTCAGCATCCAGGTTGTCGAGCAAGCCTATTCCCTCAGCTTTTGCAATTACTGTATTCCACACCTCCATCCGCGAAGGGCTGTTCTTCACATACGGCGGTGGATCCAAAACAACAGGACTTTGTCGTTCCATCTCTGCTGCAGCTTCTTGGCGCGCGGCTACTTGGGCTTTGGTCCAGTGCTTTCCTGGTTTCCGGTTCCCGCTCCCGACCTCCATCGTTTCTGCAGCAACAGCCCGAGTTGGCATCTGCTATCTCTCCTCGACCTCTTTTGGGGTGCCATACACCTCAATTACGGCGCTCATCGGGGACTCTTTCTTACGCAAGAGACCCCGCCGCTCTTATACCCCTAAGCAAAACTTTTTATCAGGGGGGGATGATGACCGCCCGGCCTCGTAATTAGTCTCCGCTGTGTGACACGCATGGCATAGGCTCTCAAGCGGAGAGCTCCAAAAGGTATGGGGGTCCCCCTCATGCCGCACTACGTGATGGACGTCCTCCGCCGGGACATATACACCCATGCGCAATCCGTTCTCACACCACGGATGGGCAGCCAATTGCGCTTGCCTGACCTTTTTCCAGCGCGCCGTATTGTACAGTGACTTCACGGCGGGGTCCCGGCCATGCGATCCCTTACTGGTATGACCGGGACAATACCTACCGTGCGTAAGCACCACGCAACCAGGCCAGTTGCACGGGTGCATGGATCTAGTTGGCACTGTCATCCCATGTCTTGGGTGGGATGCCTGCCTGCTGCATCACCCAGTCCTTCACGCTTTTCCATAGGCGATCGCGCTTGGCTGGATCAGTGAAGTAACTCAGTAGCAGGTTGTACAAGAATACAGCAGTACCTACATAGGGCATGAGCACAGTCACCAAAGCTTTTGCATAAGCGAATACAGCTTCTACACCAGGCCCAAACGTAAGCCCGGACAGGACAGGCAGGGCAGGCAGCAGGATTGGGAACCACCAATATCCCAACCCACCTGCGATCAGCAGCAGCAGCACGGTCTTCCCAAACCGGCCCATACGTACACCCGGCAGCGCCCATACCTTGACACCCAGCCGGATGACCTTCGGCTTGGCAAGCCAGTTGATCAGGCTCACCAACAGAGAAGCCACCAGCCCGATAAACCATACCTGCCAGGTGGCTAACGACACAATACTTCCGTCCATAGTTCGCTCCTTTCAGCGAGTTAAACGAAAAGCGCCCGAATGTCACAAAGACACTCGGGCGCTCATCTCCGTAAAGACCGCACAAGAGCGGTCAGCAACTCTATTCTACAACATTTTTGACCAGTTAGTCTAGCCGAACTCACCCATTTTGCACCTCGGCCATCAACTTATTGAATTCCCGCACGCCCCACTGACCGCGTGCCCGCAGCAGGATCTCGCGCATCGCCTCTTCCGTGGCATACCACTCGTTGCGGGCGCCGCAAAAGTCACACGCCACACACCCGCTGTCCATCGCCAGCACTCGGAACCAGTGCCGCTGCGGATCCGTTGCCGCAGAAACGATCACCGGCGTCTCCGGCACCGCCTCATCCGAACGCAGCTGCGAAGTCAGCACATACAACCCGCGCACCCGCTGGACATTCCGCAGCACATACCCCAGGATGGCGCCGCATGTGCGGCAGTGGAACACCCGCGCCTGGTAGGTCAAGTCAATGCTGTTGGTCATGGGGGCACTCACCGGTATTCGTGGCATTTTGAGCGATCAAAGCATCGAGTTTTTGATCGACGCCATCCGCATAAAGCTCATACCCTACATGCACCAATACCCGAATGGCATCCATTGCCCGTCGCAATTTATTGATGGTCGCATCACCGCGCTTTGGGGCTAAAACCTTGAATATCGTTTCAGATTGATCAAACCAAACCAAAAGGTCATATTTTCGGTTGATCAACATGGCCTGCGCGATCAATTGTATCAACGCTTTTTCATTCCGCTCTAATTCTTGTACGCCTGTTCCGCTCATCACATCACCTCTATTTCCACCCTGACCGCCCGTGACAAGAGCGCGCCCAGGGTCTCGGTAATCGAAGGAAGATACGCCGTGAGTTTTTCACGCGTCATCGGATTGCCCACTCCGATCCGGAAGGCCCCTTCGCCTACGTCAACCCCTAACAACGTTGCTCCCCTGATCCAGGTCTCAAAACTGCTCTTGCTCGTTTGCCCCTGCAGCTTTTCGATCGCTGCCCGCCAGGCGTTCCCTTCCGCCTCCGGGATCTCTTCAACCGCCCGCCTTTCCACCTCCGGTAAGGTTATACTCACGATTTCGGGGATGGCTTTGGCTGGCCAGTGTTTTAGCGAGCGGTAGATCGCCCGGCCCAGAGTTTGCCCATCCCTCACCGCTTGCAGGCAGTGATAGCGCAGCATCTCAGCCGTAACCATTTCATCCGCGATCAAACGCCCTACACCAGGCTCTGCCAGCTTGAATTCCTCGCAAACAGCCTTGATCTGATTGACTCGCAATTTTTGCGAGTCATCAAGAAGAAGAGGTTTAATTAAAGAATCTTGGTTAATTAACTTACTTCTTCTTAACGGGACTCGCAATTTTTGCGAGTCATCCACAGTTCCCATCTCGCATTCGGATGACAGCGCTTCGCCTAACGGCAGCTGGCGCACATCCATGCTGATCTGCCAGGCATAGCGCGAATTATGCGTCACGTAGCCGTACAGTTCGAGCAAGCCCAACGCCGGGTGCACGCTGTTGATCGAATAACCCGTCATGGCGCTGATCAACTGCTCGCCCATTGGGCTGCCCTCGAACATCAGCACCAGTAAGCAGCTCAGCGGAGCGCCCTTGAGCGCACGTACCGATAATGCGGAGAATTGGATCACGGAGAGACCTCTAAGCCTTACCGCCAGAATAAGATCATGAAACCGAAGATCAACCCGGCCAGCACAGAAGCAGCGATCATCAGCATGTGCCAGCCTGCCTCCTGGATCATCTGCTTGCGCACGTAATTCCACTGCACGATCGCCAGCTCCTCGCTCGTTTCCAGCGGACCATACGCCCCGCATTCCGTACAGTGCACCGCCTGTTTATCGCCGACCTGGCAGACGTCCACCCGCTTGCTGTCACAAAACCAACAGGAATGAATTTTCACACCTAACCCCTTCCTTCCCTGGTGGGAGTAGTTGGCCATCCGGCAACCTCGGCCGGTATGGCTTTGGGATGTTTGTTCTTGACGTGTCCGGCTTTGGCGCTGGCGGCACACGCCCGAGGGTTTCTCGATGCCTCAGCAGCTTTGATCAACACCTCCAGATCGGGCTTCCAGCCGCACTCACAGCCGTACTGCGTCACCAGTGCGGCGCAGTCCCTGCGCACTGCGTCCGCACTCGACCGCACTGCGGATTTTGTGCGCCGCACTCCGGGCGCACTGCGCTCCGCACTAACCGCACTCACCGGCGCACTCTTGGAACTACCAGTAAATTCCCCGTGTCCACCTTCATTATTTCGGAGATTGCCTTCGGAGAGAGCGATCAG